ATATTTTGATTTCTAATACCTAAGTCAACATTAAATCCAACACACCTATTTGATAACGCATAATCATTTTTACCTGTAAGGTTTTCAAGTAAAGGATTATCCGAAGCTCGTCTCATCTCAAACGCATCATCTCTATATCTAGAATTACCTTTAGGTAAATCCAAATATTGTGATGGAAGGGCAGTATAAAAACAAACCATTTTTGGTGATGAATTTCTATAGTCAACATCCAAGAATGTTCCCCACATATTATCCGCAAATTTTAACGAACCTTCTTTGTTTTGTGGTATTGTAGTACCATCAACTTCTTGAATATTATAGAAGTTAACATAAGATGGTAATGGCATAACATTAAACTTATTTTTAATCAACATACCACTTAAGAATGTGAATACACTCATACCTAAATTCAACGCTTTGTTATTTTCTACATCACCAAAAGCATCTCTAAGAGCAAAAATATCAATAATAATAGTATCCCCAATATTTCTTGATGCTCTATCTAAGAATAAAAAGTCCTCAAATAATGTTTTACTTTTATAATCGGAACCGGCAATCCATTTATCATTTAATGCTTTAAAGACTTCATAATTCTCAACTTTACTTTGTTGTCCATCAATAACACTTTTAATAGTCTTTTCAGGTAATTGGTCTTGATTAGGTAATTTTTCTCTTACTTGTGTTAGTAATGTATTTAATAAATTTTTTTGTAAATTAGATGTATCACCTAAATAATTTTGAATTGTTTGTTTAAAACCATCACTTGTTATACTCGGAGAATATAATTTTTGTGTGGCATACATCTTAACTAAAGGAGCACATAATGTAATATTTTGAGTATTGAATCCAATATTATTATCAATAAAAAAATCGGTTATATATGAACCACTATCACTATAAATTAAATTTTGAATTGTTGAAAATCCAACTTCAGTTTCTAATGCCGCCCATTGTTGTGGATAAGATAATTTAGATTGTTCTAAAGTTATTGTTCCTCCACCAGGTAATGTATTAAGAACATAAGGGTCAAATTGAATTGGGTCAACAACAATTGGAGTTGTTAAATTTTGTGATAAAAACGAATCAAAAATTCTTCTTTTATAGTTTGCAGGATTACCATACTTTAATAGAACATCATACTCTAAGAAAGACTTCATCGTATTAGTAAAAACACCTAATTGATTGTCAGCAAGTGAATTAAAATATTCCGTATTTGTTGTTGTTGATTGTTTTGTCGTAACACTCATCAAACCTCTAAAAAGATATTGGAAGTTTTTATAAACAGCATTAATATCAACAGGTGAAACACCAATTGCTACTTGAACTTGTGGACCTAAATCAATATCCGCGATTGGTTTACAAAAGTTTAAAAACTCTTGTTCTAATTTATCTAAAATACTTCTATCAAATACAGAAAAGATTTCTTCTATTTTACTATACTCATCACTTGATAATAATGTGAATGGAGATTGACTTGGTGTGTTTGGTAATATTTTATTAACATATGAATCAGGTTGTGGTTTTACAACTTGATTGGCATCAAAATAACCATAGTTTGGTGTTGACCACAATAATCTAACAGAACCATTATACATAGATTCGTTATTTGTTAAATTAACTTTGGTTGTTCCATTTGAAACACAATTCAATTCGGCTTGATTTGCCAACACTGAACCAAATGATGGAACAATAAAATATTTTGGTCCAGTAACCACAATTGATGGTGGTACTTCACAAGGTTCACTACTCGTTGTTGGGTCTTCAATATTATCAGGAAGGATTACTGACCAAGTTTGAAAATTAAGTGTTGTGTTATTTTGTGTTGCATTAAAATTAGAATCATCAAAGTTATAAACTTTCATACCTTCATTAACACTCTTCTGTATTTCAGAGTTAGTATATCCACTATATAAATCATATCCCTTGTAAAATACGTTAAAGTCATTAATAACTTTAGGGAAAAATCCTGTTTGAATTTTAATGTTTGATGTTGTTTGTTCTTGTAATGTTATTTGTTTAACACCATCAAATGTGAACTCATATGTCTTTGTTTCGGCACTTGTAATAGGGTCAAAGTTTTCTTTGTAGTTAAAGTTTTTCCAAGCGGAATCAATAATATCAATACCTTGTTCTTTATATGTTTTATATCTATACCAAACAGAACCTAACTTAAGAATCCAAGCATATGGCATTTTATGAATAGCACCAAACTTTTTAAAACAAGAAGCAATATAATCTAAATCATTTGAAGTACCTAATGTCTTATATCTTTCTCTTAATGATGCTAATGGTAATGAATTTAAAAATAAATAAGCGGCTTGGATATATGGGTATTTATCATTTCTTCTCCAATTATAAACTCCATTTTGTATCGCATTAATAAAATATGGAGTATTAAGTATTGATGTAATTGTTTGAGTTGATAAACTAAGTGTTGGTGAAATGTAATTAACATAACCTTCTGTTGGTACAAAATCAAATACCTCTCTACCTTTAAAGAATGCATCTAATCCAACAATATTATTTAAACTTGGTGTTGTTGGATTTAAATATGAAAAGTTGGTAACAGGTCGGTTTGTTGTTTTATTGTAAACACTGGTGAAATTAGATATAACATTTCTTTCATCAAATACTGTCATTACATTCTTAGTATCATATACTAATTCACCTTTACTAAGGTTACTTGAACTCATATTATTTTCAACCCAAGAAGGATTAGTAAACGGATATGTATCAATAACCAAAGGAGTATTTGAAGCATTTTTAACCAATTGAGTTAATGCTTCAGAACTTGGTGATTCTTGAGGAATTTTACCTAAATCTTTTATACTAAGAATATTAAACGAATTTTCTGTTAAATTTTTAATATATGGAGTTACGAATAAATCTCTACTAAATTCTTGGTAAGCCCTACCAGTTCCTTCGTTTGATATTGATTTTAAAAACAAAGGATATCTTGGGTCATTTAAATCATAATTTTTTAATTTAAAAGTAATATACGGTGAACTAATTCCAAGACCTGAAACAATATTATTAGTTTCTGTTTCAATATTTAAGTTAATTAATTGATTAACTTGATTTTGATTTGCTCTGATAAATCCAGAATAATTTGCGGTTAAGAATTGTCTTTCCCATATTTCATAAAAAAATTTAACTTCTTCTTTATTAGCATAAGCAAGACCAATTGAAGGAAATTCAATCGCGTTTATATTAATTATTTTAGTTGTCTGTCCGTTGTCGGTTGGTGGTTGATTAACCGGAGGATTAAACTTTTGAGTTAAACCTCTCATAAACTCTTCAACAAATTCAACCTCAGGCCATTTTTCATACAAATAACCTTTAGTAACACCAACGACCGATGGGTCACCAATATATTTTAATTGAAATCTTCCTCTTTTATCATCAGGAGTTTCAACAAAAAATTGAGGCCAAGGATAAACAGGTATTTGTGAATTATCATAATTTGAATTATTATTTAATGCCGTTGGAGCAACAGGAACATTATCAACAGTGTCGGTTCCTTGTGCCGCAGTTTGATTATTTATAATTACTTCTTTTCTAACTGGGTCATACTTAACATTCCAAGCGTTGGTGTGTACATCATCAAGTAATCTAATAAACCCTTCCGCCGATGCCATAACAACCGCAGAAATATTTCTTACACTAGGTTTAAATCCAATACCCGTATCAGAGTTTTCAATCTTTCTAGCCAAATCTGCCGATATAGCAGTTTCATATTCCGATAGTTTTTTATTGGCCTCAGTTTCAATTTGTGATATTGTTCTATCAAATCTATCTACACCATCAAAAATATACAACGGTTCGTTAATTTTTGAAACTTTAGATGGGTTTTGTTGAGTTCCTTTAGTTGTTTCTTGAACAGGTCTTAAAATATTTTCAATATATCTTTTTAAATTAACTAAGTCTTCATTAGTTGGAGAAGTAATTCCAGTTTGTTCTTGAAGTGTCTTTAACAAATCAACACTTTCAACATCAATATCAATAATAAACATATTATACGTAATACTATTTTTAATTGGTGATAAACCTTTTTTACCTAAAACAGGATTTGATGCCAATAAATTATTATAGTCCGTTGTTTGACCACTCAATAAACTTTTTGCTGTAACTCTAACTTGAGCATTTGCCGGTGTTAAATATTGGTTTTTAAATGTATAAACATATTCACCTGTCACCAAAACGATTGGTTTTGGGTTCATATATGTTTTAAACCAAGAATTAGAAGCTCCTCTAACTTGATTGAAATACGAAGATAAAACATCTTTATATTGTCGGATATCGGTTAAAGGTTGAACATTAGCAGGAGGATAAGAAGCAATAATCGATTTTTCGAAATTACTAAGTTTACTCATTAATTGAGCAACCGTTAACTCAGGAAAGTCCTCAGGAATTAATTTTTTGGCTTTATATTCACTATAAACCTCAACTATTTTTTCATAACCTCTTTCCGAAACTATTTGTGTTACAACATTATCTTGGCTATTTGTTGGTTCTGAAACTCTAACACCTAAAGCTGATGAATTTTTTCCTAACTCTAATGTCTCTGTTGGTCTCGAAACATCATATCTTGTACTATACATATGTGGTGCTGCCAACAAGTTTCCAATAGAAATTTCATTAAGAATATTAAACTTATATCCAACAAACTCTAATCTAACTTGGTAATTACCACTAAATGAGTTATAACTAGCATTAAATGTCTTAAGGTTTAATTGGTATTTAATGGCTTGACCATAATAACCTTTAAGGGTTAAATAAAATGGACAATATGGTAAATTAAAAAATGCGGCATAAGGTGAACTATTACCTAATTGAAATAATGCTTTACCTTGAATATCTTCTAATAAAATTGTAACACTTGGAATAAATGAAGTGTTTGTTGTAACCTCAATCGATGTAATACCTAACAACCCACTATCAACAGTTTTACCTTCTTCATTGGGTGACATTATCTTATAAGCTTGATTATTTGGACCAATTATTGTCTTCTCCTTTAGTTGATTAACACCTTTTTGGTTTGTAGCATCTTTACCAGTTAATTCATCATAATAACCACTACTTAAGTAAGTTCCTTCTGTTGGTCTTAAGAAATTCATCTTAGCAACCGAAATGGTTCTAATTCTATCTTCAGGACTACCACCAACAGATAATTTTGTCCTTGGTACAACTTCTGCTTCTAAGTTAGCATACATAACCAAATTTTCGTGGTCAACTAATCTTTCAGCAATTTTACCAAACGCATCAATTGTTTTGTTGGGGTCAACAACAATTATATTGTTGTAATCAAAATCAACTAATATGTTTCCACTGTTGTCTCCTGGTCTGTTACCTGCCATAATAATAAAAATAATTATCTAAAGACGCTTTATAGTCTTGTAATGATGGTAGTAATGGATAAGGAATAATCAATACCGCACCATCATATATATTATTTTCAAGTCCTCCAAATTGAGGATTACCTTGTAATATTAACCAACCAAAATATGGTGAGTTATAATATTCTTGTGAAATAATATCTAATCTACTTTGAGCAACTTTATAAATGTAATTTTTATCTGTGGTTTTTTGTGGTAACTCAACGAAGGGGACAACTGTTTGTTCTCCATTAATTAAAAAATCACTATATCTGTTCCAATATTGAAATGCCATTATAATAGTTTTGTTTTAGATACCCAAGTTGATGGTGAAATTTCATCATTCCAAGTTTTAGCGTCAGTGTTTAAATTACCAAATTGTCCTAACCCTTTAATCAACGTTATTTGATTATCACTATTGGCGTTTTCTGTTGTATAAGTAAACACTCGTTTCTTACCTTTAGTATAAGGGTCAAATTTCAAAAACCTAACCAATTCTTCCTTTTCTTTTTTATCAATTATTGCAATGGTAATTTTATTTTCGTTTTCAAATTGTGGTCTTGTTTGGTCTTCCCAATAAAATTTAAATGCATCTTCCAAGTCAGTTCTATACGTTTTGTAATCCGGATTAATAATAACATTACCAATTAAAGCGTTTTTAAATGTTTCTTGTTTTTTTAAATCAATAACGTCATTTGACATTAACATATAAACCCTTCTTAACGAATTGTCTTGAAAATCATCCTTTAGAAAAGGATTGAAAACATCTTTTGTTTTAATTTTTGTACCTTCAGGAAACACTAATGGTCCGGAATATGGTTTACCATCAGTCCATACTATTTCGGTATTAGTAGTTATACTGGTATTAAACTCGGAAATATTTTCACCAATTTTTTTTATATCGTTTCTTAATTCTAATAATGTTGATGAAACACCTGAAGTAGTATCAACATCACTAGTTCCATAAGTAATGTATGTTGTTATTTGTCCATTCTTTTTAGCAAATCCATCAGTACCAGTATCGGTAAACGCTGGAACTTGATAAGTAATTGTATTAGTCCTTGATAATTTTGGAATATAATCTTGTTGAACATTTACCATTCCTTGAGTTATCATCGTTACAGGATTTTGATAAACACCTTTTTTATCCTGTAAGAATTTAACGTAATTATCTTTAACTTGACGAATAATTTTATTTGGGAAATTATATTTTGTTTTCTTTTCATCATTAAATTTTCCACCATTTAAAATTTTAATGAACCCTTCATCATCACCTTTAACATCAGCAATTAAATCTGAAAATATTTCGTCAATTCTTTTTTCAACATTATATGGTTTTCCAAATAATAGTACTTTTTGAATATTAGCATCTATATACACATTAAATTGTCCTTCAGTATAAGTTCTTTCCAACATCCATTGTTGTCTTAAAGCATTATTATATTGATTAACACACTCTTTATTTTTATTAACAACATTTGTGAAATATGTTTGAGTATCCGTAATTAAATTATCCATAAAAGTTTGATAACTTGTTGTACCCGAAACAATATCACCAACATTAATCGTTGTTAATATTGTTCCAACTGTTGATTCATTTGTCTGACCTTGATTAGGCAACGCGTCATTAAGTGTTGGTGCTGGAATATTTTTATTAGCATCTAAAATTTGTTTATCAATAACCTTATAACTATCATCTGTTGGTGTTGCTCTATCGTCATAAATTTCAGTATTAGCATAATAGTTAAATGTTAACGCATTCTGTAATTTATCAACCGATTCTTTTAATCCACTACCACCAACAAAGTTAAATCCCATTGTAACATTGGCAATCATAGGTTGAACACCAATACCTTCAGGATTAATATCTAACTCTTCATAGGTAAAATTTAAACTTGTTGGAATAATTTTTGTATTATAAAAGTCACCGATTCTTAATACTAAAACAGGAGGTGCTCCAAAAGACGTGTTTGTGGCGTTGTTGTATTCTAAAACATCTTTTCCACCAACAGATTTAACTGTTGGTATTGTGTCACCAGGTCTCATACATTGTTGTAAGAATGTAAGTCTAGAATTTAATCCTTCGGGTGTCATTGAGTGAAAAGCCGGTTGGAAAAACTTTAACTTTTCTTTTAAGTTATCATAAACCATCGGAGTTTCTTCTTTTATTGTTTCAAAATAATCACACTCAGATAATAACGCCCTTAGTACTCTTTTACTAATATTATCTCTAATAACAGTTTTTTGTTCTAAAACATTCTGAGTAACCGTCTTAATAACAACATTACCAAGACTAACATCTATTTTTTGTTGTGGTGCTTGAGATGGTGGTTCATCTAATTTAGATTGAATATCTGAAATAAACGCTCTTCTACAAGCCATAGAGTTTGTTGAGTATATTTTTTGTGTTTTACTTAAGCTGTCAAAATCGTTATCAGTACATTTAACCTTTGTACCTGTAATAAATTTTTTAGTCTTAGAATCAAATTTTTGAACCTGTGCATTTTCACCCAAAGGCTTCTCTATAAATAGTAATCTTCTTAATTGTACAAACTCTTGTATTTTAGTATCCGCAGTCATATATGTTATTGCAGAATCAATACGTCTTTTAGATAACTTTTGATTGTATTCTTTTTTTGCTGGAGCAGATGCACTACCAGCCAAGGATATTGTTACCGTACCAGGATAATTAGTCATTTGAGTTTTTAACTCATTTATAAATTCCTCAATACTATCTTTGTTTGGTTTAATTACCGTTTGAAAAAAGTTTGTTGTTTGTGCTATTATTGTGGTGTTAGGACCATAACTTCCTTCTTGACTAATATACGGTGTATATGTATCAATATAATTTACACCAAGTTGTTTCGGAACATCATTATCAAAATAAAACCCTAACCCAACTTTGTTATATGAATTTAATTTAGTATTTGCTTCCGCAGCAGTAATAGTTCCTTGAGCAACTGCATTAATATTACTAACAGTATCTACAGCATATTTAAGAGATTCTTGTGGTAATTCTTTTGATGTAATGGCTTGTTGAATTTGAAATAAATCATTTTGTTTTATTGTATAATATTTCTTAGCAAGTTCATATAAATCATATTTTCTGCATCCAGCAAAGAACGATTCCAAAATACTATCAATTCTTACTTTATTGGTTTCATTATTTAAAACTTTATTAACAATAACATTTAATACTGACGGATGGTCAACAACGATTTTCCAAGTTAATGTACCCGTTCTTGAAGTATTCTTATATGTATAAATTGGTTCGGGTCTTCCCAAAAATTCATTAGCGTTCCAGTTAGCACTAACAGCTTCAGTAAAAGTTAATCCATATGGAGGGAACCACATTACTCTACCACCGTTAGGTCCTCTTTCACAAACCGGCAAATCAGCAACCGCATAACCCGGAGCATTTGACGTAGCCCAAGCCAAGTTCTCAATCGAGAACATATATTTTTTGGCATAACCATTATTCTCATTTCCAATTAAGTTTGTCGAATCTTGACCACCTTCTTGTTTGTTTGGAGCAATATTAAGGTTATAGGTATTATCCAATACCGAATAAGAAAATCTTCTACCTTGTGTGGTAATACCATCAGTTTTTTGTAAATCATTAAATTGAAGATATGGTGTATCTTTGGCAAAAACTCTACAATATTCCGTACCAACTTCTTGTCCAATTGAACCGATATATGAAAGAACCCTAGAACCCTTTGTAATCTCTTTATAACCATCGTGAAAGACCTTACTCACTTGGTCAATAGCATTACCTACGTGTTGTAATCTTTTACCTCCTTGAGGTTGGCTATCAATAATTCTTTGGGTGTCATCTAAAATTGAACCTTCACGATATACTCTATTTGTTGACTCGGTTGAGTTATATGATGACGGTCTAAAGTCTTCATCTTGATTAAAGATTGCTCCACCAAGACCAACTTTTTTTCCGGCATTATCTTTATACTTTGGAGAAACCCAAGTAAATCCACCTTCAATACCACCACCATTACTATATGTAGGACCATTAGCACCAAGTCTAACTTCTTGTGAAGGACCTTCATAAAGTTGAGCAAGTTCTTGTGGTCCATAGACCGGCATTTGTTGTTCCTGACCATAGGTATTTACAGGTAAATCTCCTGATGGAGAAAATACTCTTGACGGGTCAGAGGTAATAGAACCTACATAGTAATCACTATTATTGGTTGTCGAACCAACGATAGCCCCACCCAATCTGTCAAATAACGTTCTATCAAAACTTGGCTTATATTTGTTATAATCAATATTACCAAATAAACGGGACTTTTGTCCCCCACCCATATTGTTATAAAACAGTTGTGAACCTGTTGTATTTGCTCCCAATAAACCAGTTAATAACTTTCCAACCGTAGATTGTCTATAGGCGTTCTGTAATTGTTGAATTGTTGTTGGTTGACCTGGATTGATACTTGGGTCAAAATATGAACCAGGTATTGTAGATACAGGTAAAATACTACCAGCAAGTCTTAAAGCAAAATCACTAGCAGCAAGAATTGGATTTGATGAAATTGTAATCCTATAGTTAGGTTCAATTAAAGGAACTCTACCGGTTATAAGACTTAAAATGTCTGTTCCACTTCTTACGTTGAATATGTTGGCTCGTCCAATTGTGTCTTGAAGTATTTGTGCTGCGATTCGAGCTTGAAAATCTTTTCTTAAGTTTTCAGCACCCATTCTTGCAATATATGAATCTTGACTTAACAGACCATCACTACCTTGTGGGTTTTTAAATAATAAGATTGATACTGGAGAATAACTTGAAGGGATGAATAATGATGGATTAAAATTATTTGAATACGGTTGTCCGTTTCCTTGTCTATCTTGGTCAGGTGTAACTGAATTAAATGTTCCAATTGCGTTCGCAGCATCTAATCCCTGTCCAACACCAGCATAAGCGTTTAATGGTTTCCAAGCCGGTGAAATGTTTCCAATACCCTTATCCGAAGCAATAAACGATTCATCAACAATATTGGCATCTTGATAACCATATTCCCCCTCGTTTGATTTACTATTAAGTAATCCGTTAGGGTCGGGGGCTTGTCTATAACCACCATCATTTCCATATTGATTTAAGGGAAATAATTTGTTGGCTAAAGAAGGTTCGTCAATAAGTTGGTCAGGACTATCAATAACAGAATAATCTGATTGACTATACTCAAAATTAATAGGTGGTGTAAACTTACTAGGAGATTTACTATAAGGTTGTAAATTCCTTTTAGTAAGTCTTGTTAAGAAGTTTTCAATATTAATTAAATCTAAAGGACTTGTCGCCATCTATGTTTTATTTATAAATAGATTGATGGTATTTTTTTTTATTTTTTTGTTGGTTTCATTTTTGTTGGTTCAATTTGTGTTACTGATTTTGTAATATGTTGTATAAAATCTGGACTATTAAATGTATCAACAAGTCTTTTATTTAAAAATTCAACACTAACACCTTCTTTAGCTTCAATTTTAACTGTTATAACACCACTAAAATCAACTTTTTGAGGTGTACTTTTAACTGGGTCTTTACTCATTTCCTCAATTTGTCTTGCTCTTGCACCACTAGCACCAAATACCGAAGCACCACCTACCTCAGGTATTGTTTTAATTTTAGTTTTAACCGGTCCTGCTTTACCAGTATCAACCGCCTTTTTAAATTCTTCGATGGCAGACCTAAAACCTTGTTCAGCTGCGGAAGTACCTTTAACACCAGCAATTAAATTACCTAAAGATTTAGAAGTCGCTTCACCAATATTTTCAGTTGAACTGATGAATTTTTTTTCTAAAGATTCAAATCTAGATTGAAAACTTTTTTCATCAATTTTACCGGATGTTTTGTCCATAATTAAAGATTGAATAGTCTGTAATGATTCACTTATAAATCCACTAACTTCTTTAGTTTCTGGAGCAGCAGCTTTAATTTCTTTCGCAATCGCCATTCCAATATTACCAAAACCAACTGTATTAGAAACAACTTCTTTTGCTCCAGCAGCTCCATATCTTAATTGATTTACAGCAGATTCTAAAGTTGAGTAAATATTTTCTAAAACACCTAATTGACTTTTTTGAACCGCTTCAACAGTTTTTGGAGCGTTTTTTTGTTGTTCAATTAACTCATCAAATTCTTCTTGGTTAAGGTTCTGTAGTTCTTTTTTAGTATTGTCTTTTAACTCAACTTCATATTTACCACTTTTACCCATACTTGCGATGTTAGCCAAGAGTGTTTTATCACTTTCATCTTCAAAATTAATACTTGGATTTATGGCAGATAATCGAGTATCTAAATCGGCAGCCGCCAAAGCACTTTTTGTTAATGTTTCATAAGAAATGTCCGTTTCTCTAGCCATTTCTTTCAAGGTTAAAATACCTTGAGGGTTTATTCTAAATGATTTTGTTTTTTCGTCAAAATAAGTAAATTGTTTTGTCGCCTTAATTAAACTATCTTGTAATGCTCCAGGGTCATTAATCGCGTCATTCATCAATTTAAATGGGTCACCCAAACTACCTACAGCTAAACCTAATCTTTGAAATGCTGCGGACATATTAATAGCACCTTCGGGAGTAATAACTTTGTCGGCAAAATTAGCGGTTTCCCTCATATCAAATCTTAACATTGATGCTTGTGCTGCCATTTTAGTCAACCCTTGTACACCATCATTAAAATTAAATCTATTCATTAAATCTAAATTTTTGACAACCTCTGATGTCACAACTCTAGCATTTAAACCTAAACTTTGAACATACTCTATCGATTCTTCAATGTTTACACCAATTTGAGAAACTTCATACCCAACTTTACCAAATGATTCTGTTAAAAAAAGAGCACTAGTATCTAATATTTTTGCTGAAGCATATAATTTAGTAACTTGTTCTTCATTTGCAATTACATTTCGTCTTGAACCTTCAGCAACTTCCGCAATTGTTTTAGTAACATCACTAACACTACCACCAAGGTCAGTTATTGATGCAACGGAAGCAACAATTGCATAATTCATTTCCTCAATTCTAGTCTTTCCACCAACAAATGACTGGTTAAGAGATTGAGCTTCAACAATCATATTTGAAATTGCAGAACCAACACTTTCTAACGGACTTAAAATTTCACTAGCTAATTTTGCTATATCCTCTAAAGATTTTTTATTATAATCGTCTGCCATAATTTAATTTCTCATTACCTATAAATAGAAGAAGGACTAATTTTTTAGTCCTTCTTATTATTTTCAACCCATTTATCTAATAAATATTTTCTCATAAAAACGGGCATTACCATAAAATCTTGATACGTTATTTTCATTAACGTATTTAAGTAATAAAACTCATCAAGTTGTCCTTGTCTATAATCCGAAGAAAGGACGAAAAAAGTCAACCCCAAAACCAACGTTAACTGTCAGTTGTTCTCCTGATGGGGCTATTACTACTCTCGACATATCGAGCTTTGGTTCATTATCATCCATAAACTTACGATAAGTTTTAGAATCAAAAATTGGCATTGACTCAACAAACTTCGCAATTTCAGTTTTATCTGTTGTTCCATTTACCTCAACAATTTCTTTATTCATTCTCCAAGTCACTCTTGGTATAACACGTCCTTGAGGATATGTTTCAGCCATTCTGGATAACTCCGTAATTTCACCATAAGTTAATGGTTTAGCTTTAATTGTTGCTTGAGATTTAGGTAAATTAATTGAAAAAGTACCATCTTCTGATGGTTGTTGTCCATTAACAATTGAAAGTTGGTCTAATAAAACATTTGCTTGAAATGGTTTTTTAGTTACCGGGTCTGTAAGATTTAACATCATTTCAGGTCCAAATGCTGTGTTTCTTAAAAAGATAAGAATTGCCTCAACATCACCTTCAATTAATTCTTCTACTCGAATATCAGGTTCATATATTTTTGACCTTAATAAATTAAGAGTTAAGTCTTTTGCACCACCCATTAAAATATTTTCATCGGCAGCGGTAAGATATCCCACCTTAATTGATTTCTTTTTATTTTTATAAAAAATACCTTGTGAAGGTAATGGTACCACATCGTGTGGTAATGTAAAATTTTGTTGACCGTAGTCGTTTGATTGTTGATTGTCCATATAAAAAAATAACCGTAAAGTTTAGCTTTACGGTTAAATATAGTGAGTATTGATTTTTTATAAATAGTAATCAATAAACTAACACACATCTATCCATTCTTAAAGTTGCCGCAATTGTTGCCAAAGCATCTTGAGAATATGATAATGTGTTAAAGTTAACGTCAGTTAAGAATGTTCCATAAAGAATCCACTTCTCAACAACAACACCCGTTGGGTCTAACATCTCCAAGTCAATATCTTTTTTATAACCCGCAGCATAACCCATACGACCCGTAACTGATTCAGCGTGTAAACGTACCCACTCCATCAATGCTTGTGCCGCAGAAGGACCAATTGGGTCTCTAAACGTAACATTTAATGCTTGCCAAGTGAATCTTCCCGCAACATATGTTGATGTATTTAGGAAAGGGATTTCTGTAGCAGCGATTTGAATATGTGGTCTTTGAGCAGTTTCTACGAACCATTCATTTATACCCAAACTTGATGGAAACCTTAAGATGAAACGATTCTGACGTTTTGGTTCATAAGGAACCGGCATTTTCATTAATAAATCAGCCATATTATTTTAATTTTTATTATTTTATTTATTCTTATAAATATTAGTTAGTTAAAAATATTTCTATTTACTTTTTTTTATATAGAATTATTCATTATATATAATTTCTAGTACTAATATATATTCTAGTTTATTTATATTCTTTCTTAATTCCTCCTGATGTAGAATAAGTCTTTACTATATTATCTGGTTTTTTATTAAAATGTTTACTCATTAATTCAACATTTCTTAAATCGTCATCTGAAAAACCAATAGATATTTTACTAGGGACAAATTTATTGGACACATCATTTTTGAGGAAAGCTCTCTTATTTAAGATACCCGCCATTCCTTTAATATAATCTACAAAACCTTCCATCGCTTTGACTTTCGCAACCTCAGGATTGGCAGCACCTTCTTCGTCTCCAAAAGAAACGGGGTGGTATTTGTTAAGTTCTAAATATGATTTAATTAATTCATTATCAGTCATATCATCTTCATCAGTAAAACTTCTATATTTTTTTAAGTTCTTAATAAGTGATTCTTTATCAATACCATTAAAACCGTTAATAATATAATTATAAATTCCCTCTTTAATAGTATTTGGGTTATGACCTCTTGCGGTTATAATCGCAAATATTGAACCATTATTAATTGCTTCTCTAAAGTCATTAAATGCCGGTCCTAATTTCGCTCTCATCGAATCAACTAAAAATTCTTTGTCTCCTTCTGTTGTGAAATTACGAAATGGATTTTCCGCAAAATCAACAATTACATTACCTTGATACGTGAATGGTTCTTTACCAATTTGACCTCTAAACTCAGCAAAATCGTCCGTACTCATACCAACCTCATCACCGTCTTCCGACTTTAAAATAATCTTTGTCGGCATATGAACAATATTATCGTCCCAATCGAATGCATAATATTTCATATCTGGTGAACCTTCGGGTTTAAACCCTTCTTTAATTACTTTTTTCATATTTGGCTAAAAAGTGGGGACGAATCCCCACTTATGTTTTTTATTAAATATTCTCAAACGAAGCTCCAGTTGGAGTAATAAAGAACTCAATATCGATGAATTCTAATGCCTTCGTAGGTTTAAGATATATTTTACCTGTTAATGTATTTCTATCTAAATCTTCAGGAGAAGATGAAACTGTTACACGGAAATCGTATAAACCTCTGTCTCTTCTAATCGCATCTAAAATAGGGTTAACACTATCTAAGAATTGTTGTCTAACGATTTGGTCGTTTTGTTCAAACAATAATCTTACCGCTACTGCTGATATTAACTTACGAGCTTGTAATAACAATCTTCTTACGTTTAATCTGTTTAATGCTGTGTCAGAAACTTGAAGAGTTTTGTTACCCCAAATAACTGTTCCAACATCAGCAAAAGTCGCGATTGGATTGATTCTACCTTGATATAAAGTATCTCTATCTTCTTGAGTTAGTTTCTGTCTTGCTTTAACTGAGTTTACTAAACCTCTTGTGTAACCCGCAGATGCGAACCAAGGGAAAGCAATGTTATCAGTCAATGCTAAGTTTCTACAAACTTCACCAGTTGGTGGTAAATAGATTTGAGTATTACTTACAGTATCTCTAACTAAAATCCAAGGATAGTAGGTAGCTGTGTAGTTTGAATCAATTCCTGTATTATCCAAGTTATCAACCGCTTCTTGTGAATAAATAATATCTAAAGAGTTAGTTGAATCCGGAGTATACATATTGTAATCAGGAGTTGTTGCGATGTAAACCGAGTCAGCTCTTGAATATTGAACCATATCGATTGCTTCTTCAACAAGATTAGAGTTGTTAACATAATCAATACCTGTTGTTGCAAAAACGTTAATGTTTGTTGCTTCAGGGTTTGCAAATGTTAATACACCTAATAAGTAAGCATAGTAGTCAGTGTTTGCAAAGTCTTGAGTATTGTTTTGAACAATAATTCTTTTGAATACACCATCACCAGTTGCCGTTGGGTATCTTGGAGATGCCGCAGCACCTGCCAAATATCCTGAATCTCCTAATTGGAATCTATCTTGATTTGTTCTAAATTCTCTGTAGATATCCCATCCGTCAAATCCACCCGCGAAACATACTGTGTACTTTCTTGAGTAAATGAAGTAATATGGATTTTCTTGAGTTTGTGGGTCTTCTCTAAAATCAGCAACACCACATTCAAATGCGGTAGTTCCACTATCAACAGAGGTATTACCAATATTAACAACCGTAGCACCTGAGTCCATATGGAAACCTTTACTTAACACATTCCATTTAATTGAATCTGTTCTATTCCCCCAATCTACTGTTGGATTTTGTTTACCTTTATAAGAGAAGAATGATTCATCAACACCATATTGAGCTGTTGAAAATCCTAAGTAAGTTCTTCTTACAATATCTCCACCCGATTCAACAGCATTTGAAACTCCACCTGTAGTTGTACCAAATGGTGGGTTATAAATAACTTCACCAGGGTAATTATATTTCACTTTATATTGAATATAAGGTGATGGATATACTGAATAATTTTCGTATTCTCTTTGAGTATAACCATAGAATCCACAAGGAATTGCATCTATTGGTGCTTCGTCTGCCATTTCAATCATAATAAATTTTGAAATTAAAGCGTATTCACCATTTGATGAACCAATTTTCTTAGCAACAAAGTTGTTAGATGCTGGGTCCAAATTACAATTTGTAAATTTTTCAATTACAACAGGATTTGCATCCGTATCAAAGAAACTTCTAACCAACACATCAAATGTCATATTATTAAATGATAAGTTAGCAATTGAAACTTTAACTTCTGTATTTGCGGAATCACCATCTGAAATTGAAATAAACTTAAATAAGTTATAAACTTTATTACCTCTTAGCTCAGATACTAAGAAAGGAGTTTCTGGTGATTGATATTTTTCTAAATTCCAAGCAATTGAAGTAGTTGATGTTGTATCTCTTGCTTCAGGTAACTCGATTAAAGTACAATTTAATCCACGAATATAACCTTGGTTGTAACCATAAGCTAATGATGCTGGATAAACTTCTTCAATAAACAATGGAACTTCAAATCTTGATTTACCAAAATTATCAAAACCAAAAACTTTTGTAAGATATTTTGATGATGCCGCCAATAATGAAGTTTCAAATGTGAATACTTCATTTTCTTTAGTAACACCTGAAATTGCAAATGTTGCATATGGTGAAGTTGTTATACCTGAATATTGACCAGTACAAAGTAATGATACATCGGTTAAACCAGTAACTTGATAAACAGGTCCGTGATTTTCACTTGTAGAACTATTAGTGTATAATGAAATACCTCTTGAACGTAAAGTAGCAACAACCATATTATTGTATTCAGGGTAAGCAGTACCTGAGAAGTTATAAACATTACCCGATACAGTTCCTGTAAAACTTTGTGAAGAACCTGAAGTTAATGAACTTACAACGTAATCAAATGAATAACCTGAATAACTATCAGCACTATAGTTTTGGAAGTTAGCATAATACCAAGAATCGTTAGAACCAGCACTTAAATCATTTTGTGATAAATCAACTGAATAACAATCATAAGCATTTGTTACAGCACTATAAGTTGAAACTAAACTATTGTAATCAGTTTCAGGAATTGCACCATATACTATCGCAGTTGTTGCTGATAATGATGGTGTGTCCATAATTGTATCCAAGTAACTATTAAAGTCATTTGAATATGTTGAAACTGAACCATCAGCCAATCTATATTGTGTATTATAATTTGCCGATACTTGTGATGGTAAATTATTTGGATTTAAAAATGTTACCGTTCCACCTGAAGATGTTCCTGTAAAAGTAGCACTCCAAGTAGTTCCTGTAGATGGATTTAATCCAATTGTTAATGGGTCAACATTCGCAGTTACGGTTAAAGACCAAGAAGGTCCCGCGTCATAACCCGACAAACCTAATACTCTTGTTACGAATAACTGATTAGATTGTTGAAGATATGATTTAGCAATGTATGCCGCTTCATATTTAGGGATTTGAGTATTAACAAACTTAACTGGTTCTGTTCCACCAAAATAAGCTTGAAACTCGTCATAATTAGTAATGAATACTGGTTCGAAAGCTGGACCTTTTAAAGTCTCACCTACCAAACCTAACGTAGTAACCCCGACACTCTGTGCTACGAACGATAAGTCCGTTTCAGATGTGTATACTCCAGGTGATACGTATACTTTTTGATTTGCTTGTGCTGTTGCCATTATAAATTTTTATATTGCAGATTTATTTTATACATAAATATTCGTAAAAAGACGAAAAAACTTTACTTTTTAATAACTATTTATAAACGGTAGGAAAAAATTCTACCTTTTTTCACCCTATGAAAACAAAGAAAGAAATAAAGAACATTAAAATATCACCAGAATCACATGATATACTGAAAAAGTATTGTGAAAAACGAGGAATTAAGATTTATAAATTTTTAGAAAACTTAATTATAGAAAGGTGTAAAGAGAAGAAAGATATCTACGGAGAGGATTAATAAATGTCCCAACTACTATAAGTTCCTGAACCAATTACTTTGGTTGCTCCTGAAAAAACTAAGATACCTGTTTCAGGAGAATAAGAAACTACAATAGAATTTTGACTATTTTTTTCATCGTGAACAATTTTAATTTTATCTCCTTCTTTAAAAATTAAATTTTTTGATATATTAAAAGTTGACCCACTCTGAACACCTAAAGTATATGTGTTATTAGAATATGAATTTGTTCTAAAATATATTGGAGTATTTCCATATAAAGTGTTTTCAAATTGTATGTTAGCGGTTTGTCCTGTGATTTGTTTGGTTACACTAATCGTTAACGAATCGTTTGTTGTTATTTGAATATTTTGAACATCAACACCATAGTAATCACCATTAATATAAACATCATATGTGTTAATATTATTTGATGAAATAAAATTCATATTAGCAGTAAAATCTATTTTATCAGTTAATACATTATTATTATCAACATATAAAAAATTAAAATTAAATTCATCAGGATTTTCTGTAGAATTTCTTCTACGACTTCTTGTTGAAGTTTCAACTTCCATTAGTTGTGTAACTCTTTGAATTGCGGGTTTAACCTCAAACTCATCTTCATCAATTAAATAACCTAACATCGTAAAGTCATAATTTTGAATATAATATTTTCTTGCGTCCATAGTCATTTGAGACTCGTCTGAAATATTATTAAGAACGATTGGAACATATTGACCTTTTATAAAAGTATATGCCTGACGAGATGAAAACTTTTGCATAACAACTTTATTCAACTCGTTTAATTCTCTCATTCTATTACAAATTATTTTTACACTATAGTTAATATCAACAGGTACTGGCTGTGGGATTGTATAAATATCCATACCTTGTTCGTTACCATTCCAAGTTGGAACGGAAGCATAATAGAATTGTTTTCTATTTGGTATCGTATATTGTAATGAGGGGTTGGTTCCATATTTTACTTCGGGGGTTCTAACAACGGTTATAAATGGTGGTGACGGGTTGTAATCCAAATCCACAAACTTCCAAGTTTCTAAATATTGTGACCAGTTTTGTGTTGTAATTAGGATATCCAACATAGGTACAATTTTTCCAGCGGTTACAACTTGTAAATCTGTTTTAACAAAATCTAACATACCCCTATCCAAATCGGCATGTAATACTGACTTTGGTAGATAAGTTCCATCTGCGTTAATATATTCTAAAAGTTGTTCTCTTCTAGCAGATAACGTTTTCTTAGGAACCAATGGTAATGTTGGTTTTACAACTTGTTTTGGTAATGCCATTTTATTTTTTTACTACAAATATTTTATTAGTTGAATTTATCATATCAACTTCATTTGCCCCATATATTGGTTCTTCACTATTTTTATAAACAAAAGTGTTAAATCTATATGGGTCATATGTCACAATTTTATTAGAATTTGTGACAGGTAAATCTTCACAAGGATATTCACAATATTCTAATAATTTTCCAATTACAAATGCGTGAACATTTTTGCTTTTTTCTTTTCTAACTCTATCTTTTCCACCGGGTCTAACTCTAAATTCAACATCACCCAATTTAACGTAATCCGCATGCATAATTACTTTATTGTTATAAGTTATTGAAAAAGTATGTTTATGTAAATTATAATATACCATAACTTTTTTACCAATAAACAAAGAATCAAATTGTGATTCGGTTATCAATACTTTCATTATAATCCCCTAAATTCGTTTTCACTTACGTACGTTCCAATAATCGTTCTATAGAATGGTTTGTAACCACCATATGTATGTTTGTTGTCGGACCTAACATATCCGTCATCACTAACTGAATAGTATCTAACTCGGTCTTCAGTTTCATAATAACCAATGTAGTCACCCATGAATATTTCAATACCCAAATCATCAAGTTGTTTTTGATAAAGTGAAAATTTCATATTACCTGGTTCTTGTTGTTCAACTCTTGATGTACCTAAAAATTTATTGGTTGGTGCCATAACTTGAACTAATCCTTTTAATTCAATAGGTGCCATAAATTGAACACCATCTTCAAGAACCTCACCATAAACCGCATCAGTTTTTGTTTTATATCTGTCAATACGATATAATACGACGGTAAAGTTCATATCACCTTCTAACCACTCTTGACCCATACCCACGTCTAACTCGTAGTCTTCACCACCGAAGAACTTACCTAACCTTGTTATTGGAACTAATTTCTGCATATAATTGATAAATACTTTATTTTTACTTATATTTATTCCAAACTTTTATTTTATAAATGGAAATAAGTTTAGAATCAAAAGCAATGACGATTCTTGAAACATATGAGGGTGGTAATAATTACCTTTTGGTGTTAAAGAAAAAATCAAAGTTAAATAAGAAATTTTACCCAACTCGGAGTCAATCCGAGTATATCATTAACTTCCACGATAAACAACCAAAGGTAGCAAGAAAGTGGGTTATCTTGGACGCATACTTCGCACAGAAATTGGCCGACGATAAGTTAATGACCGAAGTACCTGAAAAAGTTTGGGTGGAAAAGTTATTGGCAGAAAAAGAAAAGGCGTTTCATATTTGGGGAAAGATAAAAGAAACAGAAGAATTTCACGATTTTTGGTTACCAAAAGCTGCGGTCATAAAAGACAACACGGTTAAAGATGTTGTTATCAATTATGACAAATATTCTAATCGTCCACCACTTGAACATCAAAAAGAAGCTGTCCAAAAATTGGTTGAAAATAAGAAATTTATTTTGGCGGATGATATGGGTTTGGGAAAAACCACATCAACAATTATTGCTGCGTTGGAAGCAAACTCAAAGAAAGTTTTAATTATTTGTCCTGCAACATTAAAGATTAACTGGAAACGAGAAATTGAAAATTATTCCGACAAATCAATTTATATTGCTGAAGGTAAAAATTTTAGTACGGATGCCGATTTTGTTATCATCAACTATGATATTATAAAAAACTTCCACGACCCAAAGAAAAAAGATGATTCGGAAATTCTTAAAGCAAATTTTGATTTGGTTATTGTTGATGAAGCCCATTATATTAAAAATGGACAAGCTCAAAGAACAAAGTTAATTAATGATTTGGTTAAAACCGTTGACCGACTTTGGTTATTAACGGGAACTCCAATGACATCAAGACCGATGGATTATTTTAACTTATTAAGTTTGGTGGATAGTCCCGTGTCCAAAAATTGGATGGCATACGCAATTAGGTATTGTCAGGGTTATCAATTCAATGTCGGTGGTAGAAAGATATGGAACATCACCGGAGCGTCGAACTTGGACGAGTTAAGGGAAAGAACGGCATCAACAATTTTAAGAAGATTAAAAGAAAATGTTTTGGATTTACCCGATAAAATTATTACACCAGTTTATTTGAGATTAAAATCAAAAAACTATGAAGAAGTTATGGGTGAATATTATGATTGGTATGATAAAAATCCTGACGAATCAAAATCATTAACGGTTCAATTTTCAAAGCTCACAAAAGTTAGACAGATTATTGCCGATGAAAAAATATCACAAACAATTGAAATTGCTGAGAACATCATCGAACAAGATAAAAAAGTAATTATCTTTTGTAATTTTACTGATTCATTAAATAAAATTATTGAACACTTTGGAAAATCGGCAGTAAAACTTGACGGGTCAATGTCAAAACCTGAAAGACAAAGAAGTGTTGATGAATTTCAAGATAATCCAAAAGTTAAGGTTTTTGTTGGAAATATTAAAGCGGCAGGTGTTGGTATTACTTTAACCTCAGCAGAAGCTGTTATTATGAATGACCTATCATTTTTACCCTCAGACCACGCCCAAGCGGAAGACCGAGCATACCGATATGGTCAAAAAAATAATGTATTGGTTTATTATCCAATATTTGAAAACACAATCGAAGGTGTCATTTATGATATCTTAAATAATAAAAAACAAGTCATCGCAACAGTTATGGGTGACAATCAAATAACAACGGACGCAGCCGAAGAAATCTTACAAAAAATAAATCAACTGCGATATTAACAACTAACGGATTATTTATATGTAATGGATAATCCAAAATTATGAAAAAAATACAAGAAAAAATTCAGAAACTTGAAAAACAAATAGTAAACGAAAAAGTTGAAACAGGAAAAAAAGTTTTAATTTCTGAAATGAAAAAAATTGGAATAGAGAAATTACCCTATTCTTACTCAGCCCTCAAAAACTTCATTGACCCAGAGACAATGAATGTTCACTACAACAAACACTATAAAGGTTACGTAGACAAATTAAACAACGCACTATCTAAGAAAAAACAAGGGGACTTAGACTTAGAAAAGATTATTAGAACAATTAGTCGTTTCGATAAAGATATAAGAAATAATGCCGGTGGAGCATTTAACCACGCATTGTTTTGGAATATGCTAACACCAACACCACAAAGATTAACTGGTGAGTTATATAAAAAAATCACAAAACAATACGGAACTTTTACAAAATTCAAAAAAGAATTTGAAAAAATTGCCAAGGAAAGATTCGGTTCAGGTTGGGTGTGGTTAGTCCTTACTTCAAGTAATACCTTGAAAATTATGACACTTCCAAATCAAGACAATCCGTTAATGAACGTAATTGAAAATGGTGGATTTCCACTTTTAGGTTTGGACTTATGGGAACACGCATATTATCTGAAATACAAAAATAAAAGAGATGAATACATCACAAATTTTTGGGGTGTTGTAAATTGGGATTTCGTAACCAAAATGTACGAAATGAAAACCCAAACAAAATTAATGGAATCTCAAAAAATGAAACAAATTTTAAGTGAAGGTAAATCTGAAATGTGTTCATCAAAAGAAAATGAATTTTATAGAAACTTATTTAATACCGTTCCTGAAGTTAAATGGACTTATAGAGATGGTATTGATAGTATTTTGAGAGATGTTTTTAGTGAAAAATTTATTGAAAAACCTGAAAGAGACCAATTACCTGGTTTTTATGATTTAGAAGGAACTGGTAGGTCTGTAATTAATAAACTAAACACAAATTACACAGCATTTTGTATTTTATTACAAGACTTAAATGTCGTAATAAAGTCAAAAACAAATGAAGATATTATTAATTTTAAAGATAAAAATCCTTTTGCTCAAAAAATAGAAACAAAAAGATTTATCAATGCTTTAAATGATTATAAATTTAGAATATTCGATACTGAAAGTTCTACGTTCTTAAACTTAATGAGAACACTTACCGAAAAAAATGATGCGGGAGCAAAAAGAGAAGAAATTACAGCTGCAATCTTAAAAAGATTTTTTGGTAATAAAGTTAACGTAACTTTGATTGGTGAACCGGGTAGTAAAAAAGATGCTATAGGTGGTATTGATATTGAAATAACTAAAGATGGTAAAACATTAACAGGTCAAATAAAACCATATAGAGAAATGATACTTGATGATGACAAAATAACACTCAAAGGAACCGCAGCTGTAAGTGTATACAAAACTGATTTAATGATTTTTCAAAAAGGAAGAAGTGTTTTAATTTTTAATAAAAAACCAAAAATTGTTAATGGTAATTTTGTTTTTTCAACAGATTCATTAGTTTACAATATACAATAATAAATTAAAAGATATTTATTTGATATGTCAGTAATACCAGAACCGGAAAGAAGTAAAATATACACACGAGTAAAGCACTTATTAGGTGCTCCAATTAGAAGTGTTGAAGTTGAAGATGAAATGATGGATTCTTTAATGGAACTATCTATTCAAGATTATGAAGAATATATTTTACAATGGTTAATCGATAGTCAATGGGTTAACTTAGTAAATTTAAATATGACGGAGAAATCTGTGGCGAACGCTTTGATTACTAAAACAATGGATTTTGAACAACAATTCAGTTATTCTTATTCTAAAATTGTTGGTTTACAAACCGTTGGTCCTTGGGTTCTAAAGAAAGACTATTTCATATTAAGTGCTAATACTCAAAACTATGAAATACCTGCAGGTAGAGAGGTTAACGAACTTTTATGGTTCAGTAATCAATCTTTTTCGGCATTTGGATTAGGTGGTATGGCTGGTGGTTTTGGTGGTGTCGGTTTAGGTGCCAATGAAGCAGGTTTTGCTCAAGCAGGTTATCAAGGTTCTTATTTTATGATGTCAGGTTTTGATTACCTAATAAGAATGCAAGAAGCAAATATCTTGAATCGTATCTTAGGTGGTTCACTTACATATAGAATTACAGGTTTACCTGATGGTAAAAGAAATGTATTCTTATACAATACTCCCGGTGGAAGATTTAACTGGAACCAATATAGTGATTACGTAGGTAAAGCCGTATGGTATTGGTATTATGATGTTGGTCCTGATAGTAGAGCAGATTGTTTAAAGAATAACCCAGATGTTATTAAATTACCTTCAGATGTTCCATTAGAAGAACTTACTTGGTCGGACTTAAATGTTCCAGCTAAACAATGGGTTAGAAGATGGTTCACCGCATATGTTAAAGAAACATTAGCAAGAGTTAGGGGAAAATATAGTGGTAATTTGAAAACACCTGATTCGGAAATAACAATGGATTATACAAGTCTTTTAACAGAAGCAAAAGATGAAAAGTCTAAGTTAATGGAAGAATTAACAGGTGCTGAAGGTTGGTTAACAAGATTAAGACCTGAAAAAGTAATGGAGCGAGAAGCATTAATTGCTGAAAACTTAAATAAACAAATGAAATTTAGAGCAATGCCTCGACAAATATACGTAATATAATATGTCAATAATTAGAACAATACCATCTCAAAGATTAATCAACGGTGAAGTAATTAACACTTCAGAAGTATCTTTAGTATCAGAAAAAGAATACCAAACAAATGGTGAAGAATGTATCATTGTCAGAGGTGTTTCGGAATCAGTGGTGACACTTAATTCCAAAACAACTGACCATATTGTTGTTAAAGCAATGACAATGATAACAATTAAACCTGATATCGGTAAAATCGACGAAGACTATGATGAAATCGTAATGGACCGATATGCTTGTGTTGAATTCAGATTCTGTGGTGGTAGTTGGTATATTTTAAGTAGTGACGGTCTGAAAAACTCCTAACTTTTCTTCCCAACCTTCTTCAGCAAGTTCATACATATAATCAGGACTAAGACCTCTTTTTTCCCAATAAGATAACTCATTGTCAGATGGTGTCATTACCTCTACCAAACTATCTTGGTCACCATCACCTAATGGATAACCATTTATCAACTCACATTGTGCTGTTGTAAAAATACCTCTTTTTTCAGGTTCAGTCACGATTAAATCATTTCTAACTTCATCTTTAAAGACAACCAATAATGGTTCGATTCTTTTATTAAAAGTTGTTACCGCTCTTGCCGTATTATAATCACCAGTCAAATCAGGATTATCATCCAAAATATTTTTATCTAACATATAACAATTAATTTGAACACCATCACCTTTTTTCTGAACATCACCATGAGATGATTTTAATCCGTTATTAACATACATAATAACATCACCCAAGTTTACATTAATACCTTCTTGAATAGCAAGTTCCATATGAGCCATTCTACTCATACTATTCCCCGCCTTTGTCTTAGTCGTTAATCTTTTCTTATATTCGTCAATAGAAAGTTTAACCCTCGCTCTTTGAGCAATCTTACTTAAAGGGATTTGTTTGTCATAAATCTTTTGTAAATATTCATAATAATATTCAACAAACTCTTTTCCCTTGCCTTCAAGTAATAATCTAACACCTACGTCCAAGAACTCCTCAATATAAAGTGGTAATTTTTTAGATTTAATACTATTACCGGTAAGTTTAATCTTACCCTTATAATCCATAGTGGCGTAGTTTTTACGAGCTAAGTTAATACACGAAGGCCAAGTTCCATCACAATCAAGTGCCATTTCACCCTTCATAAACGTATCGTTATATTCTGCAACATCTGCCTCAGGACCAGTAAATTCTTTACCCTCTTTTACCTTCCAATTAAGACCCCTACCGATATATGTCCTAACTTCCACACCATCGGGTAATGAAAAGTTTACACCGTCCGTATCCATTACAAGTGGAGTATAACCACGGGACATAAAGAATTTTATCATCTGACGTAGGTATTGTCGTCCTGTACAGGTTATCTGCTCTCCCATATACATATCACCCCACGCAAACACTTGAGGAGCTGAGAGGGCCCCAAACATAGAGTTAATGAAAGTCTTAATCGGTAATTGTTTGTTTCCATATGATTCGGACTTCTTACGGTCAGTTTCATAAAACTTCTCGGCAAGTTGTTTATACTTAATACGAGTATCACGGAAATACTTTAACATACCTTTCATTGCTCCTGTAACATCACACTCAGGAAACACATCGTGAACCAATTGAATTGACGGATATAGGGAACTAAAGTCGAGTTTTAATACATTCTTCGAATACCCAACCTTTAACAATCTTGATAATCCACCAACAAAATCAGTTTTACCTTGTTTGGCGGGGATGGCAATATTATGTTTATAAGACCAAGCAAGCATCAACATCTTCCATAATGTCGCAGTTCCCATTGTTGAAACTCTTTCATATGTTGTTGGAATCATCGCAGCAAGTAAGAACGAACCTTGATTAAATTCTTGGTCCACTTGTAGAGTTTCGTCCAAGTCATCGTCAAGATACATTTCAACTAACTTATCACCACCAATCTTTTTGTATACACCAGGAAATTTTGTATCTAAATTATCAAAAGTAGGATTGTTTGCTTTTTTATAATTACCGTTATTAACGTTCAACCAAAACTCATCTTTGTTCTTATAAAATGGTCCAATATCCAAGTGGTCAATATAAACTCGGTCAGGAGCTTCGGCATTAATAAATTTGGTAATATACTTCAAACCTGCAGATTTAATACTCGAATTGATTGCCTGTGCTCTACGAACAGAGTGAATAATATCAATAACATTATAACCCCAAATTGAAGTCTGAACATATGTCTCAACCTCGTTTGCAAGTTTTAACATACCATCTTTTCTTGTGAATGAATGTTGGGGGTGTAATGATTTACAAATCTTTTTGGGGTCAATACCCAACAATCTACATCTTTCAAATATCCAATGCCAGTCGAAGTTTGCTGAGTTATAACCACCGATAATACTTGGTTTTAATTCGTTAATAACATTAAAGAATTCTATGATGGCACCCTTTTCTTGGTCTTCATCAATACATTCAATAACTCTATGATATCCTTTGTTTGTTTTAATTCCAATCATAAAAATCCTACCGTCTTTAGGTTCTAAAGAGGTAGTCTCTAAGTCGAATACAAGTCGTGTTACTTCGTTATAATTCTCAAAACCTTTGAATAATCTTTTTTCTTTTGAGATTAAATATTGTTCTACAGGAGGTAGAATCATTATCTTATCTTTTCCTTTTTCACCCCACGGGTCCAAATTACCATCTCTAAAGAATTGGATAAGTTCTCTATAACCTTTTAAAGATTTAACCATAAAGGTCAATCCTTTTTCCAATCTATCATTTTCGTGGGTTTCCAATTTTTCAATCATAATCCCATACTTTGTCATAGCAGCCTTTTGAGCTTCTTTTGAATTACCATAAAAGTTAAGGTTTCTCAAATCACCAACCCAAGCAAATGGAATAAATGTATCCTTACGGATTTCTTTACCTTTACCAGGAATTTCTTTGATTTTGTAAATAGAATTGGATGCGTAGTCGAACTCGATTGCGACTATAAATTCTTCGGGGTCGTTTCCATGTAGGAACGATTCAATTTCTTCAGTTGATATCATAATATTATAACGGTGGTTTATTAGCTTTCACTCACGGTGAAATTTACCTTCGTTTATAAATATAACTAAATTTTTGAATAAATCAAACTAACAACAAGGAGATTTTGAAATAAAACTATCTTGAACATTAATGTATAATTCTTCCCTGATTGGTAAAATTAATGTCCCGATTTCAACTGATTGATTGGCACAAGGTTTATCAGATTGAATTAAAAATTGTCCCTGATATCTTCCCGGTGTGTTTGTATCTCTTTCAGTAAATCTAAAATAAACATAATATTCGGTAGGAGCACCCTCAGGTAAATATAAAGATGTTATACCACATTGACCCGAAACAATCTTTGGAATACCTGTTTCAACATCAATCATCGTGAAATAGATTGTTGAACATTCTAAAGTTTCCATTAATTGTTGATAACCTGACCTTCCGTCTTGAACAACTTGCATTTTCAATAACGGTAATGTCGCATTCTTTTTGATAAAAAATTCCATAACAATAAATATATTGTTATGACTCTTTTCTTAGCCCTCTTTCGTAATGTTCAAATCTATCGTGTTCGGTCGGTGTCATAAGTAATAAACCAGGATATAAATTACCCTCTTTAACCAACTGATACATATGACTCATCCAAGTTTGCTCGAATGGATGCCCCCAAGTTGTATCTAAAAACATTTTTTGATTACCTGTTCTGGTTACAATCTGAGGCCAATTACAATAATAAACGTCACCCGTGACATAAGGAATTCCTTGAAATGTTCTTACAGAATCATATAATGCCTTTGGAGCGTTGGGGTCTAATCCTTGTTGAGGTAGTCTATTCTTACCTGGCCAATATTTTTCTCTAATATGTTGTGGTACATTATACCAAGCCCATTGAGTTCCATTATCACCAAAAAATTCACTAAAATTAAGTTTAAGAAAATCAAAATTTTCTTTCTTAACAATCTGTAATGTTTTTGAATATAAATTTGGAACATATCTATTAAATCCGTTTCTACATACTTTACCTTCGTTTGGATAAAAGAACATATCATCTTCAAAAAACAAATAAAAATCTAAATCTGTTTCATTTTGAAAATGTTCTGCAATCCATTGACGACCACCACAAATACCTAAATTATCTTTTTTAATGTGTTCAAAACCATACTCTTCACAAATTACCGAGTATTCCTCGGTAGTTGACAAATCACTTGAATTATCTAATAAAAACTTTTTTGTCTTATATATGTAATCTTTATCGTAGGCAATCATAGAATCAATTAGTGTCCTAAATTGATTCGGACTATTAAATGTTATTACATATAAACCAACTTTATTTATATCCAAATTATTTTCACTTTTATGAATATTTTCAGACTTAAGTTTAAGTTCGTCGTTCTTTAAATTTTCAAAAAATTTACCAATCAATCCATTTGAATCAATTTCAAAATAATCAATAATGTCAGAATGTTTATAACACATAATACTGAATATAGATTCTTCAGTACCCATAAGACCTTCATTTAATGTAGATTGTAATAAATTATAATAAATTCCGTTAATGTCACCTATTGTGTGTTTTGGTCCACCAAAAAAACCACCACGAGCAACTTTATTAACTTTGTCACCCGCAATATCATTTAACCTATTATATTCAAATCCGTGAATTTCAGTTTCAGCGTCATACGGGAAACAAACAAATGAAAATTTTGAAATGTATTTTGATAATTTATCTAAAACTTTATCGTGAGTAAAATATCCCGAATGAACCGTATTTGTTAAACCACCATCAATCCAAAACATATATTCCGAATTAAATTTATCCATAATCTTGGCATCATTTAATAGGAAAACTTTAGACATAACAAGTGGATTATAGTTTTCCAATCTTGCTTGAGTTGACTCTCTTAACCACCCAGCTCGATTTAACCAATCTTCATTAGTTCTTATTTTTTGAATGTTTTTAAAAAATTCATTGTCTTGAAACCAAGATAATGGTCTACTAATAAATTGTGTATTTTCAGGACTTCGTCTTTCAAATACAAATTTTTCAAGTTCATCTTCACCAAAAATTATTAAATTTTCTTCAACTTTTAATAATTGTTCAAATTTATCTAAATAGTGTTGAAATGGTCTTGACCATCCTTCAGATAAATCCCCCCTTCCGATATCCCAAATACCGGTTACTAATGTTATTTTATTCATTTAATTCTTCTAATATTTTATAAAAGCTTTTATTGTTTTTTACGTGTTCCACCATATCTATACCAGTCATTCTTTCATTCTCGTGCCACCAAGTTTCAAAATAATAATTGTAAAATAATTCGGGATGATTTCTAAACATTAATGTCATAATATCTTCTTCATGGTATAATCTATTATCGTGTTCAGAAACTTTATAAACATAATCTCTAAATAAGTCAACAATTGGTTTCCATATTTCTTTTTTACCACCAAAAATACCACCTATAATATGAATCATTCTATTATATTCGGTAAAATGAATTGGGTTTACTGTTCCAGACCAATAGTTTCTATCATTTTCTTTTCCAATTAATGTAAATTTGTCTCCAGTATTAACCATTAAGTTTTCCAAGAATTTATTATTAAATAATGAACTCTCATAATAACCTTTATTGTGAGGTCCTCCCGGTATTAAATATTTGTCAGGTATTAAACCACAGTGTGATAATCCCGCGTCAATCCAAAAATAATAATCGTAAGACATATCTTCAGATAAAAACCAAATAAATTTCATATATTGAATCTCAATACATCTATCCCCCACTTTAATTCCTTCGATATCCTTATATTTACCGATAAGTTTAGAAAATTCATTATTGTGTAAATTAAACACGGAAAATTGTAATTTATCTCGACTAACATTATTTTCATCGTAGAAAAATTGTTCTAAACTATTTAATTCTTCTTCGGAAGTATAACATATAAAATCAGCATCATTCATTTTTAATAATGATAATAAACTCCATCTATAATGTCCTTCACGACTATGTCTACCACCTAATTCAGTTCCATTTAATTTTGTGTATATTGCCGTAATAATTTTAATTTTTTTCATCTTCTATTCATTAAATCTTTTATTATATTTTTCATTTCCCCAATCTGAAAAATGTGGTAAATGAAATGGAGCAAAATTATTTGTTGGTTTAATTTTATGTTGGATTTTTGAATAGTAAATTCTACCCATCATATCTCCATCTTCTGCACCCCACCCAACATACTTTTCATCAAACCCACCCAAAGATGTTAATAAATTAGTATCGGAAATGTAAACACCACCTAATCCACCGGTATGATGTCTTAATGGACCATTTTCTTTGGCTCCTGAATATGCATAAGACCAATCCGCCTTTTCAATAATAAATTTATCATCAATAATATAATCAGAAACATTGTCATTTAATTTTGCTAAATCAAAAGTACAAACATCTCCTTTATCTAAAGATTTAATTAATTCCAAAAGTTTTTCGTAATCTTGTTCATGGAAGAAAGCATCACAATCAATTACCATAAAAAAATCATAGTTTTGTTTATCCTTTAGAATTATGTTAGTTTTTTCTGATTTTTTATAAACACCTAAAGGATATGAAATGTGAATTGAATCTGAAATTATTTGCTCTGGTGAAAAATCATATAAAGACGATTCAACGGTAATATCGTTTAAGTTAAGATAACTTGACAATTTTTTTAATTCCTTCCAAGAAAAATTAACATTTCTTATTCTGGTTGAGTCGGGTTGACCATCATCCCAAAATTTCATGTTTAATGAAATACTATTCATTTATTAGTAATTTAATTCTTTCCCAAATATTATATTTAGGATTTATGAAAAAATCTTTTTTTAATTTTTTTATGTTGTCATAGTATTGTTCATATAGGTTTGATTCGTTATCCACTATAGACTTAACTTTATTAACCATTTCATCCATAGTCATGTTATTAATAGAGATATAACAATTATCAGGTATTAATTCATTAATGTTGGAACATCCTAAATAAATTGGGATTGTGTTTGTTAAAACTGCATCCCAAAATTTTTCACTAATATAATTTTTTTGAATGGTGTTTTCACAAGCCACGGAAAATTTATAGTCATCAAGACCAACATGTTTGTTCCAAACCTCTCCTTTAATATTTTCACCATTAGATACCCAATAAGTTCCGTAAACATCAATCCTGTTATCTTTAGATAATTCAATACCTAAATTGGTTCTTTCTTCATAATTTATTTTATTAGTATTTGGATTCTGTAAATGATTGTAATGACTATAAGTGTCTTTTCTAATTATGATTGAAACTGACTTGTTTTTTGAATAGTCTTTATCTTTTAATTTAGAAGACCAATCCCATTCTTCTCTATGGTCATTTTCTCCTCGACCCGCATAAAACATTGGTAATAATGTTTCTATGTATTCTTCTCTATCAGGATACTCTAATTTATCAGATATTAATATTTTTGAACAGTAATCGTGTATCCCATCTTTTGGTTGATTTGGGGACCATAAAGGTTCCTGTGAGACATAAAAAGTTTTTTCTTTTTGGGTTTCAATTTTGTCCCAATCGGTTCTACCAAATACTATTGTATAGTCCGGATTTTCAGTAACAAAAGAATACTCTGTTAAATCTGCACTCGGTACAAATTGTCTAATCATTCTTGAATTTAGTGACAATGCATCGGTCCACCAACATTCTAATTTTATTTTAATCATATTATTTTTTTTAATTATACAATCTCCATAGATAGGCTATTATATCTTACAAATTTATCAGGACAATATTTAAAAACATGTTCATTTTTAAGTTGTCTAATGTCTAAGGCGTAATGACCATCGGCATTCCTATAAGAAATATTATGTATGTATGTTTTTTTTATCATACGATATCTCATCATGAACGATGCAATATCACAAAGACCTAAATTAAATCTATGTTCACCATCACCGTACAATCTAATTTTTTCAGTCAAACCCGCTTTTTGTGAAAATAAAACTAAATCAACATTAGAATTTTTTTCTTCATTATATGTTGAAATTAAATCCCAAGTAACAACATTATCGTCGTCTAAAAAATAACACCAATCATTATCATCTACAGGTATATCGGTGATAAAATAATTTCTTTGTTCGTGACCCCAAATATGTGAAGTGTCTATCTTATAAAATTTAACTCTATCATCTTCTTTTAAAAAACTAAAATCATCTTCTCCAATGGTATTACTACCCTCGATTAAATGCCAATTAAAATCATCAACTTGATGTTTAATTGTTGAGTATATCACCTTTAAATTATTATATCGATAAAGAGGGGTAATAAAATGTATCATACTATGTAATTTTTAAAAATTAAAGACATTTCATTGTCCGAATCATCTTTCATTTTTTTTAACGTTAAATTTAAATTAGTTAAATATTTTTGTCTAAAAAAATTGTAATTCTCTAAAACGTTATTTATGGTTTCAACCATCTTATCATATGAAGACCATATAATATGTTCATGGTATGGAATATGTTCTTTATATGGAGATTCTTCACTAATAACTAATATACCTGTCATTAAAGCGGGTAAAACTCTTAATTCTTCTAAAGTACAATATTTGTCTGTTTGGTGTATATTAACTAATACTTTATAGTCATCCATAACACTTTTAATAATATCTTTAGAATACATAACACTACCTCCACACGCATTATGAAAATAATCCATATCAACTTTTTGATGGATATTATTCCTTCTTGGAGTTGAACTATGAATTGTTAAACAATTTTTAACCCTATTACCAATATTATCTATATCACTAATATCATAAATTAATGGAGGATAATACCGAAAAATATCTGAATATTCTTTAAAATGGTTAGATATTTTTATGTTATTTATATTTGAGTTTGAGTACTCAAAAACTGATTCTAATTTAATTAATTCTTCAAATCTATACACCTCACAAGAATAAGTACCATCACCATTATTAGTAATGGTGTGTTCATATTGAAAGTTTAAATTAACATCTTTTGATATATTATTACACCCAAAATTAATTGAATAGGGAACATTATTTTTTGTTAAAAACAAAATAATACCATTAAGAATATATTGGTAATATTCGTTTATATTTGAATTACCATATTTTGTTTCATAAAATAATTCACTTTTATTAACTATTTTACTTTCCACTATAAATTTTCTTTATTTTCCATAAAAAATCTTTCGTATGGATATAGTTGTATGTCTTCTAATAGTTGTTCACATTCTATATCTTCAGGGAAATAATATATGTCTCCATTACATTTATATTTTTGGTTAAAGATATAATTCCTATTAAAAAAAGAGTATTTGCCAACTCCACTTTTTATATGTTCATGTCTTATATTTGAAATAATATTTTCAAGACCTCCTGCATGTAATCTGAAAACTTTTTTTCCCTTTTGTTTATTTAACCGATACATAATATCACCATCTTCTTCCCCAAATCCAATTAATCGTTCATCAAAATATCCTAACTCATCAACAAATTTTTTGTTAACAACAAAAAATGAGAATGTGTTGTTAATAATACTTAATCCAAAATATTCTGGAGATTTAATATGACCAGAGACAACTTCAAACATATTGTCAGAAGTAACATTAATATCATCATTCAATATTAATAAATCGTCTTTAGTTGAATGTATTAATAACGTGTTCCACATCTTTGATAATCCTCTTGTCTCAACAAAAAATATTGGAAATACATTTTTATAATTAAGACATAGTGATAACATTTTTTGTCTATATTCTTCAGAAAAGTTTGAATCCTTTTCACCATTAATGCATATAAAAATATTATTATCAACACCTAAAGTTCGAATACTTTTTACTAATGACTCGACAAAATCATATCGTAATGAAAATGTGGTAATACCAATGTCAAAATTATTCATATTAATTTAATTTATTTTTAATTTTTAAATCCAAATTACTTTTAAAGGTTGAGTACCAATTAAATACGTTATTGTGTAATTCATTATATTGGTTATTGTCCATATTATAATATTTTACAATTTCATTCCAAGAATTAACTACAGGTAATGGAGAATCTCCCCAAACTTTAGTAAAATATTCTAAGTTGTTGTAATTTTTTAAAATTGGTATTGAACCTGATTCTAAACACTCCATCAATCTAAATGAGTCAGGATGAACCCATCCCATAGGACACGGAACAAATTTTGTTTTACCGTAAATTGAAATACATTCGTCTTGAGTTAATGATGTCGAACAATTCCATGAATTTGTTTTATGTATAAAAACATTTTCCATATTTTCAATCACAGACAATAACTCTTGTCTATCTGATTTTGGTTGTCCGATAAACGCAAACACATACTCTTTTGTTTTTGACAAATTTTCATTCTTATTAAGAAATCCTGATTTTACACCTAAAGGAATAAATGTAACATTTTCATCACTAATATTTGAATCATAATAATTTCTAAAAACATTTTTTGCCTTTGAATAATAGTCACAATTATGACTTAAGTTTTCGTTAGAGAAATGTAACAAATAAAAAGTATAACCTAGTTCAACAAACTTGTTTAAATAGTTATTGAAGTCATCAGATATGTTATTTGAATTGTTAGAATAAATAATTACAGAGTTATCTAAAACAGTAGATAATTTACCGTCATCAAATATTCTGTTTTGTTCAACATTTTTAAATAAAAATTCTGTGGTATATTCAAATTCAAAAGTCGTTTGGTCTCCATTAAATGTTTGCCAAATTAAATTAAGAGGTTTTGTTTGTTTTCTATGAATTAAAAGTTTGTTGTTATTATGTAATTCAAAAGGTATATTTTTTTCTTTAAACCATTCTATTGTATTAACACAATCATACGCATGTAAATCCTCAATAACGTATAACCCATTTTCTTTTAAATGAGGATATAATGTCTCAAAACTTTTAATATGGTGAAAATGGGTGTGAAGTCCATCATCAATAATAATATCGTAATTACCTCCATACTCACTTACACATCGGTTTAAATCCTCAGTTACACTTTGGTCTCCAATGAATATTCGAACATTTTCTTTTTCATATTTTTTACAATCTTGATTTATGTCAAAGCCAATAAAATCAATATTTGAAAAGAACTCGGTCCACATTTGTATTGAAGCACCAGGAAATCTTGGGTCAGCAACACCTATTTCTAACATCTTAATTTTTTCATCTTTTAATGGATAAAATAATTCTTGATATGTTTCGGTATAAGAGTGATATTCAAAATGTTTGGTTCCTTTATCAGTACCAAGTCTATTTGCTATTTCTGTTAGTGTCATAAATTAATGAGTTATTTCTTTTTTATTATTGATGTAACACTTTGATTATATTCTGGTGTTTTAGACCATATTCTAATATCGGCAACATTATTTTTTATGTATTCCTTTTCATCGTCTAAGATATGATTGGATGCAATGTTGTTAGTAAATTTAAATGATTGTAACATATCTAAAGTAGTTATTAAATCATCGGGAAAAATAGTCCCAAAATTTTCTATTCTTGATGTATGTAAGTCTTCTAAAATATAAATTCCACCTTTCTTTAATCTTTTAAATAATATTCCAAACGATACTTGTTGTTGTTTCATTGTGTGACCACCATCATCAATAATTATATCAAACTCAACATCAACTTCTTTTAAAAAACCATTTAAAGAGTCTCTATCTTCTTGATTAACGATGTATGTTTTAACTCTTTCTTCATCATATTGAGTTTTATCCTCAATGTCAATTCCGTAAATGTTACCATCTTTAAATTTATCTGATAAGTATTTAAGACTTCCACCATAATATACTCCAATCTCTAATATATGTTTACTATCACTTACTTCATTAAAATATGGTTCGTAAACATCTATGAATCCATGTGCGTATTTATCCGTATTATATTGTTCCATTTTATTTTTAACTAACGTTATTATGATTTAATTGAGCTGTTAACCTATCACACCATTCTTTTGATTCTGAGTCAGGCCAAACAACCAAATGAGAAGGTATCTCATCAGTTTGAAACTCTCTCCATATCTTACAATATTTATCAAGGTATCTCATAATTTATTTTTTATTTTCAATATAAAAGTTTAAATCTTCAGGAGTTCCTAGTCCCCACATATTTTTAACTTCATAAACTCTTATTTTTTTATTGTCTTCTACCGCCTGATTAAAAACAGGACAAACGTAAAATTCATTATTAACCCTAACATTTTTTTCAATCATTTGTTCGGCATATTTTACAAAATCAGAACCATGTTTCCAATAATAAAACCCTACAGTTGCATTATCCGAAATTGGATTTTTCTCTGCCACTTCAGTAACATATCCTGTTTCATCTATTTTAACAAAAGACCATTTAGGGTGAGTGGCTTTAAACGTAACTATACCACCATCCGCATCAGTCTCATTCATCTTATACATAAATTCATTTGAATCCCATTCAACAAATTGGTCTGAATTAGCAAAAAACAATGGAGAATCGTTATTAATAAATTCTTTAGATAATAAAGCGGTACATGCAGCTCCTTCGGTAATACCATCAACCTCAACAATTTTACAATTTGGTGTTATTAAATTTAATAAAGTATCTAAGTTATATTTTTCACGATGTGATTTTTGAACCACGTAAATGTAGTTGGCATCAATGTTTAAATTGTCAACAACAACTTGAATCATTGGTTTATTATTTACATCAATAAGTGGTTTTGGAAATGTATATCCGGCTAATTGAAATCTTGACCCAGCTCCAGCCATTGGAATAAGAATGTTCATTTTATGGTCTTCCCATTTTGGTGTCATCATATTATGTCCTGATTTTATTTCTAATATTTTTTTTGTTATGTTAATATAAGTAACTTCAATTGGAGATTTTACTCTAAAAACGTGAGATTTACTTCTCGACGCGGCAAGTAAACCATATGGAGAATCTTCAACAATTAAAGTTTCTTCAGGTAAACACCCAACCATAGATATCACTTTCCAATAAATTTCGGGGTGAGGTTTTGAATTTTTAACATCTTCATTAGATAAAATTAAATCAAAAAATTCAATAATCCCTAACTTAGATAATACCGTTAAAACAGTTTTTCTAATACTATTAGAACACACCGCCAACTTATAACCTTCATTAACTAACATAGTCATTGTTGTAATTAAATCCGTATTATATTTTAAATTCCTTAAAGATTGTAAAGTATAAGTTTGTTTATTATCCCAAATTTCTTTGAATTGTTCTTTAGGTAAACCTTTACGTTCGTGTAACATATCTAATTTTTGATTTGTTTTTAAACCATCATAAATTGATAAGTGTTCATCCCAAGTTATTGAATAACTACCTAATGCCTTATTTAAAGATTCATAATGAATTTCTTTGGCCTCAACCAATACTCCATCTAAATCAAATATTATTGTTTTAATCATTATATTTTTTTATAAAATCTGAACAAATACCCAAACATATTGAAATATCATCATTATGTATTTCAGGCATAACTGCAATACTTCCAATAATAGGTTGTTTACCTGGATAAACCCACATATAGTTTTTAGATGTTAATGTTAGTGTATCTTGTTCGTGCCAAAAATAATGTAATGAGGTGTTTCTAATCCAATTTAAAGATTCAAAATTTTTACAATGAACCCATAATTTATCAATTCTTTCACCTAACCACTCATCACTAACTTCATATTGTGGTTTATCGTGTCCCAAATAAACTTTACCATCAACCCACCATAAGTCAACTTCAACATCATATCCATCATCAATAGCTTCCATAATATAGTATGGTGAGTTTTCTCTATCTTCATTAGGACCGTTTAAGTTTCCTCTATGTGATATTAATATCATAATTAACTTACAACATCATTGTTTAATTGACCTGTTAACCTATCACACCATCCTTTTGATTCTGAGTGAGGCCAAACAACCCAATGAGAAGGCATTTCATCAGTTTGAAATTCTCTCCATATCTTACAATACTTATCAGGGTCTCTCATAAATCCAGCAATTTCATTTTTGTCAGCATCTTTACGGAATAATGTTTTATCTTCTTTACCGTGGAAAGCAACCACCCAAAAATCATAATCGGTCTCAGGAACACTTGAATATCCAACATCAATACAATGTTTGAAGATAGTACAGAAACTTTTTTTCCATTCTTCTTCTGTTTCAAATGTATATGGATTTGGTGGATAATTCTTATCTAAAGTATATCTATCAATTGCTCGTTTTTCAAACAATATACCAGAATACTTTTCATATTCAGTTAAAGTTCTAACCGGTCCAAAACCATAAAGTCCATCGTGTCCTTCTTGTTTTTCACCATCCATACCAAATAATTTTCTATTTGTGTGATGTGAATGTTTATTCTTTTCACCCCAAGTTTTATCATCATCCCATTGTTTTGTTCTACCCTTACGAGTATATTCGTGATAAACTACAGGAATGTGTGGATGGAATAAATCATAACCCCAAGTGTAAGCTCGAGCTGCGATTGAAATTTCTTCTCCGTGGAAATAGTATTCGGGGTTATGTTGAACTTCTTTTGAAAACTCTCCTAATGTGAAACAAAAGTGAGCTGAGTAAAATCTTGCAGCTACTGGTTTTTTCATCTCTCTCCAACCTGGAATTGTTTCAGGTAAGAAGAATACTGCACCTTCGGGGATGAATCTATCAAACACCATTCTCCATGCTTCTTGAGAACGACCTGCTGGGTCATTTTCAGGGTCGAAGGACGGAACATAACCCGTAAGTAGAGGTTTCTTGTAACCGTCCTTTTGTAACCCCTTTATCATTTT